GTTCTGAATAGCCTACAAATAACAATGAATCTAGTGTTTGAGGCCTCGACAACTTCTGTTTCCAATCTTCCATCTGGGAACTCCTTCCACCATTTATGTAGTCTTTCGTCTACGGTTTCATATTGACTTAAATCAAATGCCATCAGTCTTTCCAATCGTCTGAGTCGTCTTGCATGGCATCTGTAATGCTTTTTGCAATTGCAAGGTAGGCGATGGCATCTTCGTAATTGTCAAGGTACGCAGCATCTTCAGCTTGTCTGCTGATTTTGACCAACGCCATACAAATTGCAACTTCGTTTGGTTGAATTGGATAACCCAAATATGCACTCCACAATTCGGCAATCCTTTTGTGCTGAGAAATTGGGTGCCCATAAGTGACACCTCGCGCATGAATAGTTTTGACGACATTATCAAATAGCTTCTCAGTTGTTGTTGGCATCGATTTTGCTATCTGTGATCCTACGGTGCATGTCGTAGCCGTCTTTACGACCTTTCCAATAACCTGACTGAAATGCATTATCTTTAATTGTTTCGTAAACGCCCCAAGCAATAAAATAACCTAGGACGCTATAAATCACTATCCATGGTGCTGTTGTTGCAATCATGTAGCCCTACTTTCCATACCACAATTTGTGGCATAGCAATAGTGTCGCACGTGTGTACGACTTTGTGGATAATATCGGGATATATTTTGTATAACGATTTTGTTACTTGTAGATTTTGCCCTCAAATATAAAACTGCCATCTGCGTTAATAGGCACTGTAATAATCTGCACTCTACGCTCATGCACGTAGGCGACTGCAAAGCCTGTTTGCCAGTTTGCATAGCCTCTAGTGTACGCCATGCCTGTAGAGCTAAGATCGACCAACATGCCGACTTCGACACCCCATACAGTACGCCCTAATTGACCCCTAGATGCCTCTGTAAAGGCCGATTGGCCTAGTCTATGGGTATGACCACACACTACGCTCTTTCCTAACCTTCTAGCCCCATTTAAGGCTGTTTGTCCTGGCACTTGGCTAAGTGGGAAAGCATCACCATGCACAGCAGTCCAGCCATGCGCCCAGTCATATCCGTAAGGGTGAAACTTAATGCCTAATTTATCGTAACCCATAAACTTTTCGTATTGCAGCTCTGGCAGATTTAAAAAACTAGGTAAACGTTTCTTAATAGATCTATAAAGTCTTATGCCATGATTACTGCCAAGCACGTCTGTTACTCCTAAGTAACTTAGCACCTGCTGTGTTTGCAGCCGATCATCGTTTATGTTGCCAACCATTTCATCTATTGTGCCAGCGTTAAAACCACCTAGCTGTGGTAAATCTATTTCATCACCAATACAAATAGTTTGATGAGGTCGCCACTTCGCTAAAAACTTACCCGTAGATTTTACTGCAGCCTCATTAAAAAAAGGCACTTGCAAATCACTTACAAACGCAACACGCTTAATCTTCGTCTTCTTCTGTAGGATCTATACTAGGTATGATGCCGCCATCACCAATAACCCAGTCTGGCATAGTCGCTCTATCTGATACAAAATACAAGCTACAGCTCTCACTAAAGCCAGCCTTACGTGCAGCCTTGTAGATCTCATTCATAGCAATATAATGCTGATCTAGTTTAGATAATGGCTCAGGTGATTTACGCACAATGCGCTTATTTATTTTCTTACGCTTACGTCTTGTATCAGCCATAGGATTATTGTCGCTTAACTATTAGGGAATATAGATCATCAACACGCTGCTCTAATCTAGTAAGTTGATCTTTCATACTAGATCCGCTATTAGGTTTAAGCTCTGCTAAGTAAGATTTAATAACCCAGCGCAGAGCCACTAATAAACTTGTACATACGGCGCATACGCCAACGGCTAATGCGACCCACTCGCCCGGTGTCATGCTTCATCTGCACCGAGGCCATAAGCATCATCGGTTTTATCTAAAGCCCTAGCTGCTGGGCCTGCAAGTGCGGCCACTACCACTGAAATAACTGGATCAAGTCCTAGCTCATTACTGGCTAAGAATGTTAAGAATGATACAAGCACACCCCTAAAATATGATTTAAGTATTGCTTTCTGCTTATTGCTTATTTTCATATGTTACCTCCCAGTAGTGGTATATCAAACGGCTTGCTATCTTTATCGCCTAACTTTGTAAAGCTGATATGTATGTGCTTAGTGTGTTTGTTAAAGCCCTTGTACTTACGCCACTTAAAATTAAGTATCTTGCTAGCAATCATGCCGTTATGTATCACGTAAGATATGCGTTTATCGGTTTTAGCGCATAGTCTGATCTGGTCAGCCAAATATACTGAGATCCCTTCGGATGAATCCAAGCGAGAATCCACATCAATGGCTCGTACACACCCATTTGCGTCTGGATTATGATCCGATTTTCTGGCGGCATGACGAGCATCGCCCAACCATCCATCACTGGTAGAGCGACGATCTGGGTACCAGGTATCAATTTGATCTCTTAATTGTGTACCTGCAGCGCATAACCAAGGTTTCATTATGAAAGAAGAAGTCGTGCTTCCTCAGCTGTAATACCAAGTTTACTTAATAGTGCATTCTTAGTAGATTGTTTCGCTTCGGCTTCGGCTTGCTTGTCTGCTTCAACTACTTTATTTGTTTCATAAATCTCAAACTCAGCAGCAGTCATCTCGCGATCTATTACTTGATCCGTTTCAACATTGTGGATTCTTATTATTGGTCTGCTCATTATTTCACTCCATAAAGTAGGCAAGTTCCTGTTGATAAATTTCCACCGCTATTACTTATTACTAGAGATGATATAGCAGTATTAGCAAAATAAACACCATTCAAAATGGTTGCGCCTAAATTGTCGGTTGCGTTAATTCTGCCAAAACCATTAGATTGGTAACTTTTGTAAGCAGTAGATGATGCATAATTGAAAATGTTTAATACAAAAGTATTATTTGCATTTGCTCTTACTAAAAGGTTACCGCCTGATGGACTGGTTAAAGTAATATAAGTGCCAGTTTGTTTTTCTACTAAATCATCTCCACCTTTTAAAAATTGATTATTGCAAGAACTAGTTGCACCGTTGGGCGCAATTCTTAAATAACCGTCAGCGGTTGCATTCGTTACGCCAAAAATTACAACTTGTAAATTGTTATAGGTTGCTGGAATACTTGATAAAGTAACACTTGCGCCCGATAAAGATGTTGTGCTAATTAAAGTCATACCACCGCTCGCAGCCGCCGCGCCTGCGCCTTTAATAAATATAGCGGCTGAGGTGCTAGTGAAATCTAATGTGCCGCTTTCATATTGTGCTAATGCTAATGATGCAGAGGTATCAACTGTGGCTGTGCCAGCTGTAATTGTGCAGACTCCAACACCTAGATTTGTTATCTGTACTGTGTCACCTGCAGCAAAGAGCGCTGTGTTTACAGTTATTGTTGTTGCACTTGCATTAGACATAGATATTGCTGTACCAGCATCGGCAGCTACTAATGTATAACTTGCAGTCTTAGCAGAAGCAGCACCGCCAAGCATGGCTGTCTGTTGCAGTGAAGTCATCTGTGCAGCTGTTAATACTTGCCCAGTCGTAAACGTTTGTTTTGCCATGATACCCCTTAGTAATTTAGGACATTATAGTCTAAAGTGCCCCAAATCGTATCATTAAGGATTAATGCGTCGATAACGGGCTCTAATGTCGTGAACGTGGTTTTCCAACTATTTGGTGATATGTTCATACGCACACCAAAAATCTGTAATGTTTTCTCTAGGGTAGATCCGCCTGGCTGTGTAGTGATTACCTTTATGGGATCAAAAAAGTCTAAGTCTAAGGCTGCAATAATGCCGCTATTGTAATTGTCTGTGTATAGGTCAAGCACTATAGAATCTACTCTTATGCTGGTCTCAGCTCTACTAGCCACATAAGCCTGTGCGTAATCTAGGGCTACGGCATCGGTCTGCATAAGTAGGTTGTCTAAAAAGTAGCTGTGTAAGAAATATTTGTCTATGCTGTCTTGATTTGAAGCTACCTGTGCTGTGCCCCCTGCTCTAGTAATAGTGACTTT